GAGTATGACCACTCCCCAGAATTCTGGGCGTCGTTCAAAGACCTCAAGGCGCTCTGTAAAACTCTCGGTATTTATACACCCATCGAAGGGTCGCTCGAGTATTGTGGCATCATGATTCAGGATTGAGTCTCGATTCGAGACCAGTTTTTATACCTTTCCACCGCAGGTGGAAAGTTTGCCATGGCCGCTTCGCGGCGAACGACGAGACCAGTTTTTTTCTCACGTCATTGTAAATGTCTGGTGGTATCGTTCAGCTTGTCGCAACCGGTGCTCAGGACGCTTGGCTGACTGGTAAGCCAGAGGTTTCTTTCTATCGTTCCAGCTACAAACGGTATACCCACTACGCCAACTCACCCGAACGCCAGCTGATCCAGGGTAACCCCTCGGCTGGCAACATCTCCACGATCCGTCTGGAGAAGAAGGGTGACCTCATCAACTACATGTACCTGATTGCCAAGGATTCGACTGGTGCTCTGATCCCAGGCATCACCTGGACCAACGTCATTGACAAGATCGATCTGCTCATTGGCGGTCAGGTTGTCGACACACAGGATATCACCTGGATGACGAGCGTCGAGGCAGTGACTGGCGCCCAAAACTTCTCGCAGCGCTTCCTTAACAACAACACATCTGGACTCAACAACGCCACCAACGGGTTCCTGCCGCTCAAGTTTTTCTTCTGCAAGGACTGGAACGTGTCGATGCCTCTTGTGGCTCTCCAGTACCACGACATCGAGCTTCGCATCACGTGGAGCGCGAACCTGGGTACGACGCTGACACTGACGGGTCTGCCTGCACCCGCGGCACACTCCACGTTCCAGTATGAGGCCTGGACCAACTTCGTCTACCTGGACCAGGCGGAGCGTGAGTACTTTGCCAACACGCCCATGGACCTGCTGATCACCCAGATGAACCGAATCCCCATCGCGACCACCAACATGCAAGAGTTGGCTCTGGCTCACCCCATCAAGTTCCTGGCGTTCCAGTCCAACAACTATTCGACGGCGTACTCTCTTGGTGCTACCCAGGTCCCAGCCATCAACTACCAGTTCAAGACACAGATTAACGGCGTGGACATTGGTGACACGCGCTCCATGTTCCAGTGGATCGATGTTCCCCAGTACTACCACACGCCTTTCGGCTACAACCACAACAACGCGACTGCCAACGTCGCACTGATTTCCTACTGTCTGGACACGTCAAAGCTTCAGCCGACTGGCACGCTGAACTTTTCACGCATCGATACGTTCCGTATCGTCGCACCCGCTGGTGTCTCACTGAGCACACTGGCTGGCGGCAACGGTCGCTTCTTTTACGCAATGAACTATAACGTCCTGCGCATTAAAGACGGAATGGGAGGCTTGCTGTATTCGAACTAGATTGTTTCTTCTACTTCTTCGGTGGTGGTTTGGCGAATTTGTGGATTATGAAAAAAATAACAGCCGCGATGAATGCGGTGGCGAGCATGCCCGTCGCTGACAGGTTACCCGTGTCGCTCATAAATTTAGGAATAAGATCCGCCAATTTGTTCTGAATCGGCTTGGAGAATGCAGCGACTGCGGCAATGCCTGCGATAGCTGCGTTCAACTGGTCGTCAGTCAGACCAAATGGGTTCTTTGAAGAGGATGAAGGAGCTGGGCCTGCGGACGCATTGTCCAGGCTCAGCCCAGAGACTCTGTTGTTCTGTGGGTTTTTGTATGGACCGCCACCACCCATTGATGGACCCATGTCGAAATCAGCACTTGGAACAACGTCGGAAATTGCCGTAGAGAAATCCATTTCTATTTGAGGAGGTTTTATTTCGGGTTTAAATAACTCGCGCTGTTCAATCGCGCGCGTCTGGTACACCGGCTGAAGTTCATCCGGGACACCAAATGAACTCTGGTGCTGGACCGAAGGCTGCATGGGTTCCACCTGAGGAATGTACTGCAGGATGTCGCTCGATCCGTTGAAATCGAGATTCTCGATAATCATCTCTACTGTTTCCAGTGAAATCTTTTAGGGAACGGGGGCGCAATCAGTCCAAGGGGGAGACACGAAGTGTCTCTGGTTGTCCGCCGCGAAGCAGTGACAGTGTCTCCACCTGCGGTGGAGACGGGTTTAGACCTTTTTGATGGTGACACCTGGACGTCGTGCACTCCCTGCAGGTGTTCCAGACGTGATCAGGGGTGCTGAGACGTGTCGTGGGTTGTAGTTGTTCTGGTGGTACTGCCACATGGCTTCGGATCCAATCCGGAATCCTTTGCGGATAGGTGCCTTGTAATAGTAGACACAATCCTCAATCTTGTTCGATTTGCTCGTATTGTCGAGGACGAGACACTCGTAGTTTTCTGTACAGGCGTTCATCACCTGACAAAACATGTCAAACGTCGGAAAGACGCCGAAGAACGCCTTGTACAGGCGCTCGCGGTTCTGAATCACATTCTCACGGAGCACAAACACGTAATCGACGTTGGCACGCAGGTCGGGAGTCAGGTCCATACAGTATTGCATCGTCAGCAAAAAGAATATTTTCCAGTGACGCCCGTTCATGAAACATTGCCTGATGCACGTGTCTTTCATGAACGCCTTGTCGTACATACAATCGTCCAGAAGCAAAAAGGCGCTTGTTTTTCCACCCCCTGACACGATTCGCCTCTGGCGCTCAAGCACCTTTTCGATGGCGTCTCGCTTGTAATCGCCATAAATGAACAGGTCGGGGATAAACTGCTTGTAGTAGTGGTTCCCATCCTCAGTACCAGACATGACGATGCCGACGGGTAGGTGTCGCTTGTGGTACATGATGTCTGTGACGAGCGTTGACTTGCCTGTGCCGCGCTTGCCGATGAATACGCACACCTTGTCGTCGCCAATCTTGCTCGGGTCAAACTTTTTGAGCTGCAAATTGGTCATTTCCTAATGGTATACTGGGTTTTTTCCGCACGTGAAACACGCGCTGAATGTTTTCTTGTGATAGAGTAGTATGTCAGCATCACAAATTTTGCTGGCTGGTCACGGTCCAGAAGACCGCTGGCTGACAGAGAGTCCAAACAGGACGTACTTTGAGGCGAAATATCAGCCTCGTATAAACCGTTTGCGTGAAACGTTTGAAGTTCCCTTCGATAATCAGGGTACAACGTTCGGGACGACTGGTATATGTACCGTGCCAGTCAAAGGGGACTACTTGACAAGTCTGACGCTCCGGGCGGTCTTTCCACCCATTTATCAGACGGTTCCGGGTCAGTTTGTGTTTCCGACGCCTTCGTCGCAGGTTGGAGGGAAAATCTACGTCAATAAGATTCTGACGCAGGCGGTTGGAGGTGGTGTGACACTGAGTGCAAACACGGCCGGGAGTCATTATTTTTCAGTTGGAGCAGATGTAACGCTGTCAGGGACTGGAACGCTCGATGGAACATTTACAATTGCGAGCATTCCAACTGCAAATTCATTCACATGTCTGTCAACATCGATTGGTACATCAATAGTAGGAATGACGTCAAGTATTGGGATCGTACCCTCTGACGCAGTGGGGTACTTTTCAACATCAAACTTTAATCTTTGGTTGAACAACTTGACAAATAAAACGTGGAGCATCACAAATGCAGTTTTTAACGTAAATCAACTCACAGTGACAACGTCGGAACCATCTGGGTTTTCCGTCGGTGAAGATGTGAATCTTATTATCGTCTCATTGGGTATCAATGGAATTTACACGGTGATTGCCGCGACAGATATGACATTTACCGTAGTTTCGACACCTGGTGTGTATGCATTTGATCCAAACGATCTTGTTAATCCGGTGGTACCAGCACTCAGTGTTACAACAACACCGACTCAATTTCATTTTTCATCTGATATTTATACGTCAATCTCATTTGAAACTGAGGAAGATGCTGCATTTTGGGGTTTTGATTTTCGTTCTAGCGCCACATACTCGTTCCCCGTCACGACGTCCTGGACGTATACTCAAGGTGGTTGGATCAGTGGATTCCTCCCTCCCAGTTTATCCACATGGGATGATTCAGTCGCACACAAAATGTGCAAGGCTGTTCGGATCCTCATCGGCAAACAAATCATCAAAGAGTATTCTGGTCAATACATCGAACTCCAAAACGACCTGACTGTTTCGTACGAAAACAAGGCGGTTTTGAAGTTGATGAATGGGACCCTCGATCAGACACAGGCGACCGACGCTCGCGAGTACTATACGACTCTACCCATCGGAACCAGAGAGATACCATTGTGTGCACTAACCAACCAACAAGTGAGTGTTGAGATTGATTTCGAATCGTTCACAAACCTGTCCCAAAATCTCAACCCGGGAACTGGTAACTTTACAGACTCTGCATCCTATTTAACATATGGTAGTATTCTCAATGGAGACCCGTTGAATGTATATGGAACACTTTCTTACCAGCAATATATATCTATACTCACATACGATGGAAAACTTATAATTTATGACACAACAAAACCTATCGATGACACACAGGCTTATATAGTAATTACAGCATTCGTTGGTGGGACAAGTTTATTCATAGGATTTTGTATTCTGGGGGGTGTTTTGTACATTCAACTCTTAAACGGATTTATAGTAAAAGGATACGTGAATGAACTCATTCAGGGGAACATAAGTTCTTTCGTTTCAAACGATTATTTACCAGATAATACAGGTGATATTGGCCCCCCTACTGGTACTCTAATCGCTGATGCGCGGTACCTGTACTACGCTCAGTCCAACGCTGCACAATCGAACGTTTTTTTTGTGCGCTACGACACACAAAGTCCGTTTGATGATTTTACATCATACACATCGTTTGATTTTACTTCCAATATTGATTCAAGTGTAACGACAGTGTTTCAAATGATCTCAACCGGGTCCCAAATCATAGCATTAACAGATACAACAAGTAAGTTTTACGTTTACAACATAAATGGAAATTTTACAACGTCATGGAACTTTGTAAATTACTCTTTGTCATCAATAACAGAGGGGGTTTTGATAGGTTCGACTCTGTATTTTATAGGGGATGGTGTAAATCTTGTTCAGTATTCCGGTGGTATATTCAATATAGTATATACTGGTGCTACAAATATTGAAAATCTACACGCAGTAGGGTCAAAAATCTACGCCGCAGATAACATGTTTCAAGTGTTTCAATTTGATACTTTGGCAAATCTCAGTACACCGGCATCATATTTGCTGACAGACAACACACCACCTAAAATTTTTGCAAATGGACCTCGTTTCATCTATATGTTCACAAACGATCCTAGCCAAACGACAACATCGACTGATGTTATTCGTTTTGACCCTTATGCAACAAATTCTATACTCGAGTCCAGCATCCTTATCGATTATGAGTCTTTGCCTGATGGTGTCAAAAAACCAGACAAGGCGCTCATTGGTTTTGTCCAGACGCAAAGAGTCACTGATATGAATTACATGAACATCAAAGGACCCGTCAAGGAACTCTGGGCCACAGGGACATCTGATGCAGCAAACGTATTCCAGTACTCGAACCTGGCAACCGTGAGTACACTCGAACTCGCCGGTGAGCAGATTGTGACTGAAGACGACGGAACACACACGTTCCTCAACGTTATAGAGCCGTTCGAGACACACACGTCCATGCCTATCCGGAACGTTTCGATTATTTCGTTTGAATTTGATCCCGAGTCTGTGGTACCAAACGGCACAATCAACTTTTCACGTATCAGGGACCAGATTTTCAAGGGTGATGCCCAAACGGTTTGGGCGCGTACATATAACCTCCTCGCGATTCAAGGTGGAATCGGCGGACTTATTTTCGACTCGTAAAGTAGAAGAGGGATGGATTCCTCGAAAGGCCCACCGGCTCAGTTTTCACACCAGGTGACACGCCTTCAATTCCCAAAAGATGTTCACTTTGGCGATGACATTTCGATATGGATCGCCAAAGTGGGTGACGTGGCTCTTGGGACCATGTACCTCCGTGTCGATTGGCCCGTCGCCAGTCCAGTTGACAATTCGGCAGGAACGCGCATGATTGAGTTTGTCGAACTCCGA